CTGTTAATGAACTTATTAAGAAAGCTTTGACTTGTGAGTTGCCAAGGCCAAGGGTGGCGTTTGTAGCGCCTACCTTTACGCAGGCCAAGAGGATTGCTTGGGATTATGTGAAGTTTTATGCGGGTGTGATACCAGGTGTTTCTTTTAATGAGACAGAACTGCGTGTGGACTTTCCTAATGGCGGTAGGTTGATGCTGTTGTCTGCTGAGAACCCAGATAGTTTGCGTGGTATATATTTAGATATGTGTGCGTTCGATGAGTTTGGTATGCAGAACCCAAGGGTATGGGGGGAGGTTGTAAGGCCAGCACTATCTGACAGAGAGGGTGCGGCTATATTTCTAGGTACACCAGCAGGCCATAATCACTTTTATGATTTATTCCAGACTGCCAAAGACCAGGCAGAGGAGGGTAATGAACAATGGTATTATAAAATAGTACGGGCTAGTGAGAGTGGGCTAGTTAAGGATGAGGAGTTAGACGCTGCTAGGACGCAGATGACACCGGAACAATATGAACAGGAATATGAGTGTTCGTTCACTGCTGCTATTATCGGCGCTTACTACGGCAAGTTGTTGGATGCTGCTGATGATGATGGACGTATTACTAGAGTTCCTTATGACCCTATGTACCCTGTGCATACTGCTTGGGATTTGGGGATAAACGATTCCACAGCTATCTGGTTCGCCCAGATTTTCCGAGGTGGTGCGGTTAATGTTATTGATTATTACGAGAGTAGCGGTGTTGGCCTACAGCATTATGCGGATATTCTTAATAAGAAGGAATACATTTATGGCGACCATTTAGCACCGCATGATATTGAGGTGCGAGAACTAGGGTCAGGCAAGTCCAGGTTAGAGACAGCCTATAGCCTTGGTATTAGGTTTAGGGTAATACCTAAGATGAAGATAGCCGATGGTATTAACGCAGCAAGAATGTTGATACCTAAATGCCACTTTGATAAGGATAAGTGTGGTGAAGGCGTTGGTTATTTAAAACAGTACAGGCAAGAGTTTGATGAACGTAGAAAAGTTTTTAGAGACCATCCGTTGCATGATTTTACGTCACATGCGGCAGATGCGTTTCGGTATCTCGCTGTGGGTCTCGAAAATAGAAGTAACTTTACGAAACCTCCGCAGCAAATAGCACAGATGGAGTATAACCCATTCACGTTATGAGCAAGTCTATAGATGTAGAAGCTATCAAGTATCTGCTTGATTGGAGTGATTACCACGGCTGGTGGGGCGTTGAAGAAATTGAACGCTGTATTAGACCGCCGATGACACTTGGTCAGTACATGGTTCTAAGAGATAATTCTGACATGCCAATATGTTTTGCGACCTGGGCGTTTCCTAATTATGCCCAAGTTGTAGAGTATACAGACAGCTTATGTTTCCCAGCAGAAGGTTATGATGGTGGCGGCACGGTTCCGTGGATAGTTGACTTTATTGCGATTGGCGGCAAGAGAAACATAGCTATAGGTTTCCGAAACTTAAAAAGTATGTTATCTAATAAAGGGTATAAAAATGCGTACTGGCTGCGCACTGAGACACAAAAACTAGGCTTTCACAAGTGGGATTAGGAGATTATTATGGGTGGCATGGGACATGGCTTGAGGTTAGCGCTGGAATCGGGGGCTATTAAAAAAGTTGACCCAAACAGTAAAAAGGCCATGGAAGTAGCGTTAAAGGGTGTGGAGATGATAGAGCGAGGCGAAACAGTGCCATCAGCTTCTGAGAAAACAATTATAAATAAATCATCGGCAAAGCCAAAGCCTAAAGCGTCAACTAAGAAAACTACCGCAAAATCTAGCGGCGCTTCTAAGTCTCGCAGCAGAAACAGAGGCGGCGGCGGCACAATTATGGAAACAACAGGTTTATTGTCAGGAAAGTAGGAGATTATTATGGGTGGTGGTTTTAATCCTTTTAAACCGTTAAACGAACTTTTTGAAGAAACTATTGAAAAACCATTTAAAAAAGTAGCGACTGAAACTTTTGACGTTGCGATGGGTACTAACAAAGAAGAACGCCGCGCTATGTTGTACGGCGAAAAACCGCCTACCTTAGAACCAGAAGTAACGCCAGAGGTAACGCCAGAAGTTGTGCCTGATGATACATTAATGGCATCTAAAACTCGGAGAAGGTCTGGAAAAAAACTTGGCGGTGCTGGTACAATCATGGAAGGATATGGCGTAGCTTATGCAAAGCCTAGTTCTAAATCTCCAACAGGAGGTTCTGCATAATGTCATTCCTTAAACCAAAAGTTTATATGCCACCCGCGCCGCCACCACCTCCCCCACCAGCCCAAGCGGGTGAAGAAGATACACAACGCGCAGCAGCATTGTCTGAAGAAGCGGTTAAGAAAGCCCGTAAAAGAAAAGGTGCTGGGTCTACTATAGTTGCTGGTTCTGGTATGGCTGGCGGTGGTACAACTTCCACATCTACTGGCGGCACACCTACATTATTGGGGTAATCTATGCAAGATTTTATTAAGTCACTGGTAAAACGGTACGATTCACTAAAGACCCGTAGGGATAATTGGGATACGCATTATCAGGAACTTGCTGATTATATGCTGCCCCGCAAAGCTGATATTGTTCGCAAGCGTTCCAGAGGCGAGAAGCGGATGGAAATGATATTCGATGGCACTGCATTGCAGGCTGTCGATTTATTATCAGCTAGTCTCCACGGCATGCTGACCAGTGGTGCAACTCCCTGGTTTCACCTTGACTTAAAAGATGCAGACATAGGCCGTGACGATGAAGTGCGTGAGTGGTTGCAAGACACCAGTATGCGCATGATGAGGGCTTTTGGTCACTCTAACTTTGAAACTGAAATCCATGAGATGTATGTAGACCTTGTTGTATTTGGTACAGGCTGCATGTTTGTCGAGATGGATGACCGTGATTTACGATTTAGTACCCGCCACATATCTGAGTTCTACGTTCAAGAGAACCAGTTTGGTATTGTAGATACAGTCTTTAGGATGTACAGGCTACCAGCCCGTCAAGCTGTGCAAAGGTTTGGTATTGATAATGTTGGCGACTACATTGCCAAGAAGTTTAAAGAAAAACCAGATGACGAAATAGATTTGTTGCATGCTGTTGTGCCGCGTATTAACCGTGACCCTAACAAGCGTGACAATAAAAACATGCCGTTTGCGTCATTCTACATTGACATGCAAACAAAGATGCTACTTTCCGAAAGTGGCTTCCAAGAGTTCCCGTACATTGTTCCGCGATTTTTAAAGGCAACTGGCGAGACAATGGGGCGTTCCCCAGCGATGACTGCGTTGCCTGATGTTAAGATGTTAAATCTTATGTCAAAAACAATCATCCAAGCTGCTCAGAAACAGATAGACCCTCCCCTTCTTGTTCCTGACGATGGATTCCTCTTGCCCATCAGAACGCAGCCTGGGGGATTGAATTTCTTTAGAAGCGGCACTAGAGAGATGATTACGCCGCTAAACACAGGCGCAAACATTCCTATTGGTCTAAGTATGGAAGAACAACGGCGTACAGCTATTCGTTCAGCGTTCTATGTTGACCAGCTTCTTAGTGGCGGCGCACCAAATATGACAGCTACTGAGGTTGTCCAGCGCCAAGAAGAGCGCATGAGGGTGATTGGCCCTGTGCTGGGAAGATTGATGAATGAGATGCTTCGGCCTCTTATTGACCGTGTATTTGCGCTAATGCTGCGCAGTGACATGCTTCAACAGCCGCCAGAGATGTTGCAAGGGCGTGATGTAGATATTGAATATGTATCACCACTAGCCCGTGCGCAGAAGTCAAGCAGCCTCAACAGCACTATGAAAGCGTTGGAGATACTTATGCCGTTGTCACAATCCATACCAGTAGGCGACCACATTGATGCCGATGGATTGGTTAAACATGTAACTGAGGCATTAGGCGTACCAAAGACTGCGTTGAAGTCAGAACGTGAGGTGCAACAGGTTCGTGAGGAACGCGCCGCACAGCAACAGCAACAAATGGAAATGATGCAAGAGCAACAAGACATACAGAACGCAGGCCAGCTTGCTCAAGCATCTAGGATGGTTAGTAAGTGACACCAGAAATAGAAAAGATAAAATTCCTTTATAGACAGACGTTTACCGCCGATGGCGCAACCAAAGTCTTAGAGGACTTAGAGGCAAGGTGTAACTATCGTGCTTCTAGTTATGTAGCTGGCGATGCCAATGCTACAGCATTTGAGGAAGGGAAACGTGCTGTTATCCTTCATATCCATAACATGATGAAAGAGGAATAAATGTCAGAAGAAACTGTCGAACAGGTAGCCCAGCCAGAAACTGCGACTGTCATGGAGACACCAGCAGAAGTAGCATCAGGTGGGTCTGGTAACGAGTTTTTAGAATTGATACCAGAAGAATTGCGTGGACACCCTAGCATTTCACCCATTAAAGATGTTGGAAACCTAGCCCGTTCCTATGTGAACGCGCAAAAACTAATCGGCGCGGATAAGATACCGATGCCAGTAAACCCTACAGATGAGGACTTAGACAGGATTTACAGCCGATTGGGAACACCAGAAGCAGCTACAGGATATGAGCTTCCTGTTGATGGGAACATAATTACAGAGGAAGTTGCATCTAATTACGCAGATATTGCGCATAAGTTGCGTCTTACACCTGACCAAGCCAAGGGTGTGCTTGATTATTACAAAAGCACTGTAGAGCAATCAGGTGCAGCTACAATGGAACAAGTCGAGGTTGCCCGTGAAAACACTGAGTCAGTATTAAAACAAGAGTGGGGCCGTGCTTATGAACAAAAAGTCCAGGCCGCCTCCAGCGTTGCACAAGAGTTTGCTAACCCAGAAATGTTTGACCTTACCTTACAGGATGGCTCAAAGTTAGGGGATAACCCTGAGTTTATAAAAGCCTTTGCAAAGATTGCTGATTTTCGTCAAAGTGTTACAAGTGAAGATACTGTTGCAGAAATGTCACAGTCGGGTATAATGACACCAGCTTCTGCCCAGGCAGAGGTTGACGCGATTTTGAATGACAGAAGCCATGCTTATTGGGATAGGAAAAACCCTATAGCCCGTGAGCAAGCTGTAAAAAGGGTTTCTGATTTAATGAGCCAGATACATGGATGAGTTAGATTATCGTTCATTAAGGCTTGAAGTTTTAAGAACTGCGTTAGAGTTTGGTACGCAGAGAGACATAGTGAATCCTGACCTCCTCTTTGACAAATATTGGGAGGTGGTCATGCAGGGTAGCGGAGAGTTCCGTCCTAAAGACAATCGGAAAGACGATAGCTTAATGGTAGCTAAAAAACCTAGAAGTGTCCGCAAGGGTAGCGCATCGCAATTACTGTAACTTAAACCTGTGAAAACAATGGAGACATGATATGTCATCACAAATCACCACGGGCTTTGTACAACAATATTCTGCGAACGTGCAGATGCTATCACAGCAGATGGGTTCTCGTCTTCGTGATGCGGTGCGTATTGAGAATGTTATTGGCAAAAATGCCTTTATTGACCAAATTGGTGTAGCGACAGCGCAGCTTCGTACATCAAGAAATGCCGACACACCTCAGATTGATACCCCACACGGGCGTAGACGTTTGAGCCTTGCTGACTATGAGTATGCAGACCTGATTGATGACCAAGACAAGGTTCGTATGCTTGTTGACCCGACTTCATCTTACGCTATGGCGGCTGCTGCTGCTATGGGTCGTGCGATGGATGATGTCATCATTACTGCTGCAACAGGTACAGCCTCAACAGGCGAAACTGGTAGTGGTTCAGCATCTCTAGATGCAACAGCCAACTCTGTTGGTTCAGCATCATCGAACGATGGATTGACCGTTGCAAAGCTAACTGAAGCAAAGCGTAAGTTAGACCTAGCAGACGTTGACCCTTCTATCCCACGTTACATTGCAGTTGGCCCAAAGCAGATTGAAGATTTGCTTGGAACAACTCAGGTGACTTCATCAGACTTCAACACCGTCAAGGCGTTGGTATCTGGCGATGTGGACACATTCATGGGCTTCCGCTTTATCATGTCGAACCGCTTGGCTGTTTCTGCCACAGATGTTCGCACATGTTTTGCATGGGCTGAAGATGGTCTTACTTTAGGTATGGGCAAGGACATTTCTGCCCGTATTGATGAGCGTGCAGATAAAGGTTACGCAACCCAGGTTTACTATTGCATGAGCATCGGTGCGGTGCGCATGGAAGAAAACAAGGTTTGCCAAATCTTCTGTGACGAAACCCCTGACTAATAGGAGCTAAAAGATGACTACTAAAAACTCAGACTTAGTAGCGAATCTTGAGGCATCCCCTCAAGTCGCTAACGATGCCCAGGAACTACACGGCGTAATCCGTGTGGCTCAGGGAAACGTAGCCTTGGCTGCTGGTGATAGCACTGACGATGATATCGTTATGCTTGCACCGATTCCAAGCAACGCATCCATTGTATCTCTGCAAGTAGGCACAGATGCTTTAGGTGGAAGCTGCACATACAATGTTGGTATCTACACAGATGCTGGCGCTGTTAAAGGCGAGGACTTCTTTGCTACAACCGTTTCTGACGGCGCAGCATTAGCAGAACTTCGTTACGAGGCCGCTGACCTAAACACTACAGGCCAGAAGATGTACACAATGGCTGGTGATAGTTCTGACCCAGGCGGGTTCTACTACGTTGCCGCAACTTTCAATGCGACAGGTGGAACTGCTGGTGACATGGCTTTTGTCATCCAGTACGTTGTAAACTAAACAATGTGGGGGCGGTTCTGCCGCCTCCCATACATTTTTGGAGGGGATATGATGAAGCCGTGCGGAGACTTCCGCTGGGATTTAGAAGTAGGTCAGATAGCTGAACAATGGCTGGGCGGCATACTCAGTGGGAACACTATAGAGGTAAAAAGGGATTTTGTAGCTTCACGGACGGGAAATGTGTTTGTGGAGTTTTTTTGTAGAAACAAGCCAAGTGGCATAGCTACAACACAAGCAACACATTGGGCGTTTATACTTGACGATGAAACTGTGGTATTGTTACCGACAGACAAGCTAAAGACTATAGCAAGAGAAGCATACAGGAAACGTGGCCCCGTTATGGGCGGCGAGAAGAATTTAAGCAAGGGCGTACTGATTAGAGTTGAAAGGCTAGTAAACCATGCCATCAGTTGTTGACATATGTAACCAATCACTAGACTTGCTAGGCGCTGCTACTATTACAGCCCTAACAGAAAACTCTAAAGAAGCTAGGCTTTGTAACAGAAACTTTGAGTTAATCCGTGACTCAGTTTTACGCGCACACCCTTGGAACGTAGCTGTCACTAGAAAGTCATTACCTCAAGACACTGACACTCCGGCATTTGGTTTTAACTTCCAGTACACACTGCCGACAGACCCGTATTGCTTACGGCTTTTGTCATTCTGGGATACCAGTGTAGACAACGAGATTGCGGCTTATGACAGCAATGTCATGTACAAGATTGAGGGCCGTAAGATTTTGTCTAATGAAACTGTTTGTAAAATTATATACATAGGTCGTGAGACTGACACAGAACAGTATGATTCTTTATTAACATCTACCATAGCGCACAGGCTGGCCTCTGAAATTGCTTACGGAGTTACAGGCAGTTCTACTTTGGCGCAGGGGATGCAGGGATTGTACGAGCAAAGATTACGAGAAGCCAAATCAATAGACGCTATGGAAGGATACCCAGAACAGCCAATCGCAGACACCTTTACTAACTTTAGGTTGTAACATGGCCCGTGTATCCAGCATTATTACAAACTTCCGCGCTGGTGAAATATCGCCAAAGCTAGAAGGTCGTATTGATTTACAGAAATACAACGAGGCTGCGCAAACGCTAAACAATATGTTGGTGTATCCGTCTGGCGGCGTGACGCGCAGGCCAGGCACATTCTTTGCTGGGCGTTCTAAGGACGGTGGCAAGGTTCGCCTGATGAACTTTGAGTTCAGTGATGAGCAAGCGTATGTCTTGGAAATGGGTGCAAACTATATTCGCTTCTACAAAGATGGCGGCTTACTTACTGAGGCCACAAAAACAATTACCGCAATTACCAAAGCCAACCCAGCAGTTGTAACATCTAACGGTCATGGCTTTTCTAATGGAGACAGGGTGTTTATTAAGTCAGTTGCTGGTATGACTGAACTAAACAACCAGGAGTTTACTGTAGCCAACACCGCTACGAATACATTTGAACTATCGGGTGTAAATAGCACTGGCTTTACTACTTACAGTAGTGGCGGCACTGCTGGTAAGATTGTAGAGGTTACTACGACTTACAGCGCCACAGAGGTATTTGAATTAAATCATACGCAATCTGCTGATGTTGTTTACCTGGCACACAAAAGCCATGAGCCAGCAAAGCTGACAAGAACGACAGCAACCAGCTTTACAATAGGCGACATTGACTTTGTTGATGGGCCTTATCTCGATGAGAATGACACCACTACAACTTTGTATGCTTCAGCACAAACAGGCTCTGGAATAACAATTACAGCGTCTGCGGATTTGTTTACTAGCGCGGATGTGGGTAGGTATATACGTTTTAGAGAAGTGTTAGAAGTCCATTATGATGAATGGGAAGCGTCAAAAAGCTACGCTAACAATGTAAAAGTTCGTTTCAACGGGCATGTTTACAAACACACTACTGGCAGCACCCAAACCTCTGGAAATACGCCGCCAGTTCACCTTGAAGGCAGTGAGGTGTACGGCGCTTTAACGTGGACATATCAGCATGACGCTAATGGCTACGTTGTAATTACAGGATTTACAAGCGCAACAGTAGTCACAGCTACAGTAAAGACTAACGCCATTGGCATTTCAACTTTGCCAGAGCATACGGTTGGTTCTAGTAACGCGACTAAACTGTGGTCATTGGGTGCGTTTAACGGCGACCAGGGCTTCCCACGGGCTGTTGGCTTCTATGAGCAACGATTATACTTTGCTGGCACTACAGGCCAGCCACAGACGATATTTGGCAGTGTGTCGGCAGACTTTGAAAACCACACACCAGGCATACTAGATGATGACGCAGTAAACCTAACGATTGCATCTGATAGCGTTAATGTTATTAGACATTTACTACCAGCCAGATTTTTGCAAATCTTAACCACAAGTTCAGAGTTTACTTTATCTGGTGGCACAGGTTCCCAGCCAGTTACACCTACAAACGTAAACGTGCTGCGTGAAACAACATTTGGAACATCAGACATTAGACCAGTTCGCGCTGGTAACAGCACTATTCTTATCCAGAAGGGCCAAGAGAAAGTTAAAGAGATTACATTTAACTTGGACACTGATGGATTGTTAGGAATAGATTTGACAATCCTAGCAGACCACATACCACGCGGCGGTCTTACTGATATGGTATGGCAACAGGAACCAGAGTTAATCTTATGGTTTGTGCATAGTGACGGGCGTTTAGTTGGTCTTACCTATGACCGCGCAAATGCTGCTGTAGGCTGGCATGACCACGCCATTGGCGGTAGCGGGATTGTTGAGAGTATTACCGCTATTCCATCAGGTGCAGAAGACCAGGTTTATATATCTGTCAAACGTACCATTGATGGTAGCACAGTGCGCCATATTGAGTTTATTAAGACTATTGAGTTTGGCGATAATGTAGCTGATGCGTTTTTTGTAGACAGCGGTCTTACCTACGACAGCACAGCTACCAGCACCATTACAGGGCTAAACCACTTAGAGGGTGAAGTTGTGTCTATTCTTGCTGATGGTGCAACCCACCCAGACAGAACAGTGTCTGGTGGCGCAATTACTTTAGACCGCACAGCATCAAAGGTGCATGTAGGTTATTCATACTCCTCAACAGTAGAGACACTAAGGCTAGAGGCTGGCGCTGATGATGGCATTGCGCAAGGCAAACTAAAGCGTATTCATGGCGTGACAGCACGGTTCTTTAACACAGTCGGTGCGGAACTAGGGCCAGACACAAGCAACTTAGACAGACTGCCGTTCCGCGACAGTAGCATGGCTATGGATAAAGCTGTGCCGTTGTTCACGGGCGATAAAGAAATATATTTTCCATCTGGATACGAGACTGATGCAAGGGTTGTAGTAAGGCAATCACAGCCCTTACCTATGACATTGCTGGCAATCATGCGGAGGTCAAATACTTTCGATGCTTAGGATTGTGCCATTTAACTCTAGTCTTATTAACAGCATTGAGACTGACTTTGACTTCCCAGAAAGCATGAGGGCTGCGTTTGACAACGGGCAGCAAGTAATTGGCTATGCAATCATGGGCGACAAGGATGTTGTTGCTGTTGGTGGCATACATGAGATGTGGGCTGGTGTCGGCGAAGGTTGGGTTGTTTTGTCCAGGCATGCCCCGAAATGGAAGCTGTCACTAGCTAGGTATGCTAAGACACTGTTTAGTAGTATACTGGCAACAACGAGTTTACATCGTGTGCAAGCTAGTATTCACATGGGCGACCCAGAGGCGATTAGGTTTGCTAGATGGATGGGATTTGAAGATGAAGGTATTATGTACAAGTTTGGGCCAGACGGTAGTGACTATTACCGCATGGCAAGGGTGATGTAATGGAAGCATCAACAATGGCACAAGGCGGTTCAGTTCTTGGTGGTATTCTGGGCTACAAGGGCAACCAGGCCGCAGCTAAACAGGCTAAAGCTACAGCCGAGTTTAATGCGCGGGTTGCAGAGAACGAAGCTATACTGCTTTCCAGGCGTAAGGTTTCCGAAGAATCTAATATGCGCAAGGCTTCTGAACGGCAAGTAGCCACGCAACGCGTTGCTACTGCCGCCGCAGGGGTGGAAATGTCTGGAAGCCCTTTAGAAGCCTTAGCTGACTCATACTTTAACACTGAAATGGATGCCTTAAATATTCAATATGCCTCAGATATAGAGCAAGCAGCCAAGGCATCTGAAGCTGCATTAACTCGCGCCACAGGCCGCGCTAAAGCATCTGCCTACAAACTGGCATCATATCAATCTTTGTTAGCTGGCGGTACGCAAGCAGCAACCATAGGCGCGTGAGGTAGTAATGCCAAAGATTCCAGTATACGAAAGACAAATAGATTTAGCATCAGGTTCGCTTGGCCCACGCGCAGGGGCTGGGCTTGAAGCGCCTGGGCAGGCATTAGCTAGCCTTGGCAAGCAAGTTGGTGATATTGCTTTTAAGTTTGGCATGGCTGAAAAGGAAGCTGAGACTGAAAAGTTTTCCAATGAAGCAAAGACATTTGCAAACCAAAACTTCAACAACTTTACCAATACGTCAGAAGCGACAACTGTTCCCGACTATCAAAAAGATGCAAGGGCTTACGCCGAAACATTGCGGAAACAAAAGATAGAGCCTCTGCGAGATAAACTTACAAAAAATCAATTTAGGGCTGTTGAAGCAGAGTTTAACAAGACAGTGGCTGCAAAGATTGCAACTGGCAGTCAACAGGCTTTTGCAAAGCACCAGGTTATTCGTGGCAGTCAGGTAGACCAAACTGTTGAAGACACAATGTCCCAGATGAGGGGCTTAGACTCCAATAGCAGTTTATACAAAGGCCTTCAAGAAAACCTTGATGCTGGTTTCGATAGGTGGGCTGCACAAGGGCTTCGCATTAAGCACAACAAGGGCAGTTATAGGCGTGAGTTGTCTGCAAGTGGATTTGAAGTTCAGCTAAACGGCGCAAAAAGCCAAAAAAATATAAATGACATGCGTGATACTTTAGAGGCTGAACGTGCCGATATGTCGGCGCAAGAGTACGCAACAAGAACAACGGCAATAAATGCACAAGAAAAAGTTGTTGATGACATAGAAGTAAACGCTGTTTACGACCAAATTGTAAACGAGTCTCAGGACACATTTCTTGACAAAGCGCAAATGGACGAAAATAGCCCTGATTCTGCTGTTTCTAAAATCAGACGCGGCGATGTTTTGGAACTAAAAAACAACGCGGGAGAAATGATTACTGTAGATTTTAACGCGATGAAACCTCGTAACAGAGACTTTCTTATTCAAAAAATAAAAGCGCGTCATAACTCAGATAAGTCTGCGACACTCAGCGCAAACTTAAATTCTATTGATGCACAAGTGCAAGACATGAATTTGGCTGACCTAAGAAGTATGGAAGGCCAAGTTACAAAAAAAGAAAACGGTGCATTTGTCATAGCCCCCGATATTAAAGATTTTAATGACAGGCAAGTAATCAAAAGGCTTATAAATGCTGAAATTGCCGAACGCAAAAAAACCGTTATTGCTTCAGCCGTAAACGCAGAACGAGAGTTAGTGGCACAGATTGCCGCTGCTGATGGTGTAATGACAGATGAAATGACCACATCGGCTGCACAAATATCAACCAACCTAAGAAACGCAGAAAAGTTCCAAGCAGCCGACAAGTTTGATTTAGAAATAGCATCATCAGCAGCGGCATCCGCTGCGTTTAAAGGGATTGAGTTTACAAGTGCAGCAAAAGAAAAAGCCGTGTTAGAAGAAAAAGCCAAGCTGCGTAATACAGCGCAAGGCCAAAGAACCTATGAACTATTGGTAGAAAAGTTGGGCAACCGCAACAAAAAAATAGCCGCAGATTTTGTTGGTTATTATCAGACCAAAAATCCTGATTCTGAGTTGACCCCTAACCAACTTATTGAAATGCAGATTAAAATGGGAATAGCACCATTAGATGCCCGTGTTGCAAGTAATGCAGAACTAGGGGCATTTAAGGCAAGGTATGACGCGGCAGAAACATACGAAGAAAAAGCACAGGAGATGAACAATTTTCTTAACAGCTACGGTGAAAACCAAAATCGGGTTATGCGACATTTAGTTACAACAGGACAGGTAAGCCTTGCGCAAAACTTATCTGCTTCAGACCCGACAAATGTAAATATGAAAGCAGTCCTGGCTGGTAATACAAAGGAAGGTCAAGACAGAATAAAGACTGATGTAAACAGTTCCGATAGAGATGTTATACGGGACGAAGTATTCACCCTTGTCAAAGACTACACATCTAGCATAATTGGCGGGATAACTGATGATGTCCTTGGCGGCGGTGTTAGCAAAGGCAGAGCTAGTCATGTCCTCGAAATGAGGGATATTATGCTAAACACTGCTGGCTACATCAAAGTTCTTTTTCCAGACAAGTCTGCGTCAGAGGTAGCAAAATTAGCGTATGATACTGTTATCGGCGGCAAGTTCGTTTTTGGCAATATAAACGGTTCGTCTGTAAGGATTGACAAAGACTATGAAGCGTTGCAAGAACCGATAGTTGATGTTTTAAGCGCCAGCTTGAAGGAAGACAGTGACTATCTTTCCACAAGTATCCAGTACCCACCTGTGCCGGAAGCCCGTGTTCAGGGCATGGAACCTGGCACGGCTGGGTATAACAAGGCAGTGCAGCGTTTTGAAAGTGAGTTTTTAAGTGATTTGATGCGCGAAGGAACTTGGCGCACCACAACAGATAACAAAGGTTTTTACTTAGTAGACCAAACAGGGAATGTTGTTAGAAAGGCTGGAGGCGCTGCTGACGGTGATACAGACCCTATGGCTGCTTTTGTTACGGTTCCTATTGCAGCCGCAGCTTCATTAGCATTGGAATATCAAGGCATAAAAACTGGCACAATAATAAATAGAAAAAGAGAAGCTATGAAGATTAGAAAGCTGTTTTAATGGTTGATGTATACATCCCAGAACAGAAAGAAGACGAGAACCTACGCAACCAGTATTTTGACTATGCAAAAACTGGAACGCTAGACGTTCTGGGTTCAACCCTTGATGAGACTTTGTACTACAACCCTGCTAATGCACTAGGTCGCCTAGCTGAACAAAAGCTGGGGTCTGGGCGTGAAGGCCGCATGCTTACTAAGGACGAGTGGGCAGAGAGTGACTACTTCCGCGAGGGCATTGAGGTCGGAGACGAGGGTATTAAAGAAGGTTTGGCTACATTACTTGCAGACAGATATGACGAACGCGCTGATTTTAAGACTACACTTAGCCGTTCCCGTGGAGGTCTAGGTCTAGGCGCAGCACAGTTTGGCGTTGCTATTGCTGGCAGTTTTCTTGACCCGCTAAACGTAGGCTCTGCCTTTATACCTTCCATCGCCACAGCTAGAATGGCAACTGCTGCTTCTAGGATAGGCAAACGTGGCAACAGATTTACGACTGGTATGATGGACGGTGCAATCGGCGCGGCAGTTATAGAACCCGTTGTTATCGGTGCAGCAGTCGCAGAACAGGATAGAGACTACGGCCTAATGGATAGCTTCCTAAACGTGGCAGTGGGGTCTGCGCTTGGTGGTGGACTGCATTGGGGTGCTGGCAAAATATCTGACAGGATTAACAAGTTACCGTCCTCAACTAGAGACGAGGCACAAAAAATATCTTTAAAACAAGCCGCCGCTGACGAAGATATAGATGTGACATCTATAACTGACAATGTAGAAAAAACAAATATTGCAAAAATGGAAGACCAGGCTGGGAAAAAGATTGTTTATGATTCAGAAGGCATCCCAAGGGCTGTAGACGTTATCGACATTGACAAGGATGGCACAATAACAATACGCGATGCGGATGGCACAGAAAAGGTGCTGGACACAAGTGATACATTTTCAAAGTCTCCGTATGATGAAGATTACGAAATTACTATGCTTGATGGAGAGGATGCCGTTTCTAATTTGCCGACTGAGAGCCTAGACGATATTGCTAACATTTTGGAGAACTCAATAAAAGCAGCAGAAGAAGCTGGGGATGCAACCTTAGTTGCTAAAATTAAAAAAGATAAAAAAGCTATAGAAATAGAAAGGAGGCGCAGGGGTGGAGAAGTAGTGATACGCCCCGCAGACCCAGACATAGGACAAGCTGCTGAGGCGCAGATTGCTAAATTAAAAGCAGATATTGAAAAGATACAAAGCAATGTTGCAGCAAGGCAAAAGAAAGAGGGGTTAGAGAAACCCAAGTACACTGCCAAACAGATATCTCAAATACAGTCTAAGCAAGAAAAGATAGCTACGCTTGAGTCGCAACAGCGCGAAGCCGCTGGTCTAGTGCAAACTGAACAAGGTGTTTTGACCCCACAGCAGAAAGAGAACGCGGCTAACAGTGCATCTATAGAAGGCGATGGTTTGGGAAGATTGGGTGAATACAAAGAAGCCGTGCAAGAGATAGAAGCAGACAGACCCGAAATAGATGAGATTGACCCAGCGGAAATACAAGCAGAGAACGACTTGCTTGAAGAAGATTTAAACACTGCTGAGAACCAAGCAATACTGCCAAGCGACATAAAGCAATCTATCGCAGCGACAGAAGAACTAGACGCAAAGGCTGACGCATACGAAGGGTTGAGTCGCGCTGGCGCAAACTGTTTGATAGGAACGAAAAAAGCATGAGTTGTGTAGATACAGTAATGGCTGCTGCCCGTGAAGCGGGTATAAATTTGCTAAAGGAAGAAGCTGACGAAATTATCGAAGTTCTTACCGAACGCCTTTCCAAGCGCGTAGAAAATGCGGGTGAGGGGCAAGAACTTGAGTTATTCGGGTTAGCCCGTGAGATAGCAAAGCAAGCTAGAATTAATGCAGTTATGCAAAAACGTAACCGACTGTTAAATGCTAAAGCATACGCAGAGACAATGAGATTTGTTAAGTCAGGCGGCGACCCAGCAGATGCTTTGTCGGCAGTCATGGTCGGTAGTTATAAGTTTATGAAGAACGGTCAGAACAGTGTTGATGCCCGTCAACAAGCAATTATGACACAGTATGCTGGTCAACTTGTAGCGGCGTTAAAACGAGAAAAACTGGACACTCTATTCAAAAGCGGCGAGTTAGACGAAAAAATTTACGCAGCTATGTTTGACCCAGACAGCTTTGAAGTTAAAAGCACTGCTGACGCGGACGCTGTGAAGATAGCAAAGATTATACAGGTGACGCAGAAACGGCTGTTGAAACGCAAAAACGGGTTAGGAGCGATGATTGGCGATTTAAAGAACTATGTTGTCCGCCAGTCACACGACCCTATTTTGCTTAGAGATGGGGCAAGAACTGATGCTGAGTTTCAGCAAGCAAAAACTAAGTGGGTTGCCTACATGATGAAGGACGGTGTACTTGACGCAAGGACATTTGAAAACAAACCTCCGACAAAAGATGGTAAACCTTATACAGCAGAAGAATTTTTAGGAGATATTTGGAGTAACTTGGTTAGCGGCAATCACCAAAAGGTTGGCGCATTACGCGGGGATGACGGTAAAATTGATAGCCTTGAGTCATTCACTGGCCCCGCCAACCTTGCAAAAAAACTTAGCCAAAGCAGGGTTATCCATTTCAAGACAGGCAAGGCCGCATACGACTACTCAAAAACTTACAGTCGTCAAAGCCTAGCAGAATCCGTTGTGAATGGTATTACGCACGATGCGCAGTCTATAGGTCTGATGGAGGTGTTTGGTACAAACCCAGAAGCTATGTTTAGCCGCATCCTTAATGATTTGCAAAACGACCCAAACATGACTGGTGTTGATAAAATTAGAAGAAGGGCTGGCAGACTAAACAACCAGTTCAGAGAGATTGACGGTTCGACCCGTGCGCGTGGGGCGGGATTGCCTATAGCATTTGGTGCAGACTTTGCTGGGATTGCCGCTGGCTGGCGCATGCTACAGAACATGGCAAAACTTGGTATGGCTACCATATCCTCGTTTTCAGATATATCAACAAAAGCGCATTTCATCAACACTAGGACTGACAGAGGTATCTTTGGTTCTTATGCGGAAGCGTTTAGTGACATATTTAGAGGATTCAACAGCGATGAACAAAAAGAACTAGCTTACTTACTAAACGTAGGTGTTGAGAGTTTTCTTGGTGATGTACACGCTAGGTTTGGCGCAAACGACAGCGGCCCTGGTTTGATGGCAAAAGCACATCAACACTACTTTAGAATAAACGGTATGAATTGGTGGAACAATTCTCAAAAAGTTGGACTTGCCAGGATGATGTCTGCCGACCTGGCAAGATACCGTGGCAAAGCCTTTAGCGATATAGACACTAGAACTAGGTTAAACCTTGAGCGTTACGGAATTAGCGATACTGAGTGGGAAGTCATGCGTAGCATGGACATGAAAGCTGTAGATGGGCGTGACTATATGACACCATCTGCTGTAGAGACAGTAGCGGATTCTGTTGTTGAAGCGGCTGCTTTGGCAAAGGTAAACGCAACCCGCAAAAGACCGTTAAAAAAAGCAACGGCAACAATGATACAGAAGTATCGTGATGATTTATCTACAAAAATATCTACATACCTAACAGACTCGGCGGACACTGCTATACCTACTCCTGGCGCAAAAGAACGTGCTTTTATGAACCAAGGCACTGCGCGTGGCACAGTTGCTGGTGAGGCCTTGAGAGCCATAGGGCAGTTAAAAGGCTTTCCAATTACAATGGTTATGAAAGGGATGTCTGGTCAGTATCAAGTTTCTAAACAACTTGGCGGCAACACTAGAAGCGGCATTTATGGCCTAGCACAGATGATGGTAGGCACAACTATGATGGGATACCTATCGCTGACATTGAAAGACATATTAAAAGGCAAGGAGCCATCAGAAGCATTTAGTGTAGAGAATGGTTTGAATGTAGAGGTATTAACTAAAGCCTTTGTGCAAGGTGGTGGTGCTGGTATATACGGCGACTTCTTGTTTGGCGAATACAACAAATATGGGCAAACACTTACACAAAATTTACTTGGCCCCACATTCGGCAGCATTGATGACATAGCTAGAATATACAGCAACACGTTAGAAGCAGTGCAAACAGGCGACACAGACCCGCTTGTTAAAAACGCTACTAGGTTCGCAGTAAGCAACACACCAGGACTTAATCTTTTCTACACAAAGACAGCTTTAGATTACATGTTTATTTATGGACTAATGGAAAAAACAAATCCAGGTTATTTGCGTAGAATGGAACGGCGTATGGAACAAGACATGAAACAGGACTTTTTCTTTGAACCTAGCCAATATGCGCAAAGGTTTTAACAACCTTTCTTAAACCGTCAAAATAAGGTATATATACTCTAGGAGTTTGAAATGACAGTTAGTAGCACCACAACTAAGAAAAGCGCGAACGGCGATGGGTCAAACGACACGTTTTCGTATAACTTCAAGATATTCGATGATGACGATATTACGGTTGTTATCCGTACTGTTGCGACTGGTGCTGAAACAGTAAAGACAAAAACCACGCATTACACTGTAACGGGCGTTGGCAGTGCCAGTGGTGGGAATGTTGTATTTACCTCTGGGAACATACCAGCAACAGGCGAAACTGTTGTGCTGCTTAGAACCACAGCCCGTACCCAACTTACAGACTATGTAGCTAATGACCCGTTCCCAGCA